AATTTTATTAGCTTACAAATTTTAAAAGGAATGAGGTGAGCAGAATGGAGAAATCAGATGGGAAAGGAGTAGTCGATGTTCATATGAAAAACAAAGAGGAAGCTAGAAAGTATCAAAAGGCTATCCGAGAAACAGAATTAAATATTTTAGAATTCATTAACACGACTATCGAAATTAATGAGACTAAAAACAATCCTGAAATGGTGTCAGCATTAGCAGGATTGCTCAAGGTAGTTAAACAAACATTTTAGGATTTTACAATTTTTACATGTGTTACTTGATTTAGATTTACAACAGAGTCTTGATCATATCTAGATTGTCCAACATAAATCTGATCAGGGAATTGCTCCATACGATCTAGTAACTCATTCGCAGAATAACTTTTCTCGCTCGTGAAGTAGAATCTAACTATTTTACCAGAGGTTAATGCATCAATAATTATTTGCTTCATTTAATCACTCTCCTTTCAATTTATTTCAACAAATGAGTTGATAGGAGAATTATATCAAAATTATTAAACACGTTTAAGAAAAATAAGAAAGAAGGTGTTAAATGTGTCACAAGATTTCATTGTCAAAGTCAGAATTCAATTAGCGAAGTATGGGAAGTCTCAAAATTGGTTAGCTGATACTATCGGAATTTCTAGACCTTATATGTCTGACATTATGAACGGAAAACGCAGTCCTGAAAAGCAAATTAAACCAATCGAGGATGCGTTAGCTTTATTGAGGGAGGGGAATAGTTAATGGATTTGCATATACCAGATGAACAAATTCAAAAGCAAGTAGCATCAGGAATCGTTAGTTTGGCAGTAGCAGAGTTTGAGAAGCGCATCAAAATGATGACAAAGACTGCTGAGCTACCTCCTTATGCAAATAAAGAAACAATCAAGCAGGTGTTGGGCATTGGGGATGTAAAGCTTAATGGTTGGATTGATCAGGGATTGAAAATCCAAGTTTGGAGTAAGCAAGATATCCGGATTCGTCGAGAAGCTTTGCAGCAATTTTTAATAGAACATTACGAAGTGTGATATGACATATAACTTGATAGTTGGTGGAAACTATTTATTTTAAGCAAGTAAAACGAGAGAAAGTAAATTTCTCTGAAATTCTAAAAGATTAGGGGGAGCTGAATAATGCAAGTAAGAAAGTCATTTACAAAACGATCCAATGACAAAATACTCTTAGCCGCACTAACTGAAAAAAAGCATCCAGTCCATCGAGTACGTCAACTACAAGCGCTTTGCTATATCAGTTTATTTTTAAATGTCATTTTGTTGTCAGTTATTTTTGCCATTTTATAGAAGAGAGGTGATTGATTTTTGAAGCCTTGGACAACAAAAGAAATATCTTATATCAAAAGATATGCACTTTTAGCAGAAACTAATCAAGTACTGAATATTAAAGAAATGGCTAAAAAATTAGATCGTTCCCTAAAAGCTGTCGAAATGAAAATCTATAAAATGCAAAAGGCCGGTCAATTACCAGAGGTGGATCTTACTAAATCATTTGATTCAAGCGGTCGGAAATATTCTCTGGAAGAAGATAAGCGAATTATTGCTATGTACAAAAGTGGAGCGACATATAAAGCAATTGGTGAAAGTGTTGACCGTACTGAACATGCTATTGCTGGACGAATATTAAAACTAAAGAAACTCGGAAAAATAAAGAATAATGCTAAAAAGACATGGTCATCATCAGATGAACAGCTTTTGTTGAAAGCTATTAAGTTTGATAAGAATGGTTATGTGTCCAACTACGATGAACTGGTAAGAAAAACAAAGTTAAATGAAAAAAAGTTGATGCAGAAAGTGAGTCGTCTTAGAAAACAGGGGAAAATCACACAGCAAGCAGATCGGACAAAAGCTAGTGTCAAATCTAAAGAGGCTATGAACAAGTTTAATGATGCTCGGTTTGCCAAGTATACAAAGAAGGAGACACCGCAAATGGAAAAAACTTCTATTGCATCAATCCCAATGTCCTCTATTGATGTGGAATCAAAAGAAGTGATACTCATTCTGACAACAATAGTTTTAGATGGCCATAAAATTCAGCAATATTTTACAAAAGAAGGACAGCTAGTTGCGCAAAAAGAGCTTACCCCAGTTACCGCTGAAGTAAGCCAATGAAAAATAATCTACACAAAGGAAGTGTAACATATGTCTGTAAAAATTAACAAGCTTGAAATTGAAAATGTTAAACGTGTCAAAGCAGTAAAAATTGAACCAAATGCCAGCGGGTTAACTATCGTTGGTGGAAATAATAATCAAGGAAAAACCAGCGTTATTGATGCTATTGCATGGGGACTTGGTGGCAATAAGTACAAACCAAGCCAAGCACATCGGGAAGGATCGGTCACACCACCACACCTTCATATTGTCATGAACAACGGTCTGATCGTTGAGCGCAAGGGAAAGAATTCTGATTTGAAGGTCATTGATCCTAATGGAGAGAAAGCTGGCCAAAACTTGTTGAATAGCTTTGTCGAAGAGTTGGCTATTGATTTACCTAAATTTATGGATTCATCCAATAAAGAAAAAGCTAATATTCTCCTACAGATTATTGGCGTGGGAGATCAATTGTATGAGCTTGAACGAAAAGAACAAGAAGTCTATAACAAACGCCATGCGATTGGTCAGATTGCTGATCAAAAGAAAAAGTTTGCAGCTGAACAACCTTACTTTCCGGAGGCACCAAAGGAACTAATCTCTGTTTCTGATTTAGTAACCAAGCAACAAGAGATCCTTGCAAGAAACGGAGAGAATCAACAAAAGCGTAATCAAGTCAATCAAATTTCTTTTCAGCTGGAACAATCGAAATCAAATATCCAAGCTATTAATTTGAGAATTGAAGAGCTTCAAGCGCAATTGCAGAAAGAACAAATTGAATTCAATCGACTAGCAGAAGACTTGACCATTGCACAAAAGACTGCTGAAAGTCTCCAAGATGAATCGACACAAGAACTGCAACAAAACATTGCAGAAGTGGACGAGATCAATCGACGAGTCCGAGCAAACTTAGACAAGGACAAAGCCGAAGAGGATGCGAACGACTACAAGAATCAATACGATGTACTGACAAACGATATCAACTCTATTCGCAAAGAAAAGGTCTCTTTACTAACGAATGCGCAACTGCCGCTTCAAGGGCTTTCTGTAGCTGAGGGAGAGCTAACTTACAACGGTCAAAAATGGGATAACATGTCCGGATCTGACCAGTTGAAAGTCTCAACGGCAATCGTCCGTAAGTTAAAACCGGATTGTGGTTTCATTCTATTGGATAAGTTGGAACAGATGGATATGGTCACGCTGAACGAGTTTGGTCAGTGGCTGGAACAAGAAGGTCTACAGGCAATTGCGACACGTGTTTCAACAGGTGACGAGTGCGAGATCATTATTGAAGATGGCTATGTGACTGAAAATAAAATAGCACCATCTGAGGGCGAACCTACACCTCAGCAATCCCCACAACCTAAGTGGAAGGAAGGAGAATTTTAATGAACATTACGAAAGGTGTCATTGCAAGGGCACAAAAGGTCGTGATTTATGGACCTGAAGGGATCGGCAAATCTACACTGGCTGCCCAGTTTCCTAACCCATTATTTATTGATACAGAAGGCAGTACAGACAATATGGACGTTGCGCGTTTAGATAAACCTAGAAGCTGGTCGATGCTATTACAGCAAATCGATTTCGTAAAACAAACGATGCCATGTGCGACTTTGATCATTGATACTGCAGACTGGGCAGAGCGTTTATGCATCGAGCACATTTGTTCACAGTACGGCAAAAAGGGAATCGAAGATTTTGGCTATGGAAATGGGTATACGTATCTTGCTGAAGAGTTTGGTCGTCTATTGAATAAGCTATCTGATCTCAAAGATATTGGCGTAAATGTTGTACTAACAGCGCATGCTCAAATCCGTAAATTTGAACAGCCGGATGAAATGGGGGCATACGATCGGTGGGAATTGAAGCTGGGAAACAAAAAGACCTTAGCTACAACGGCACCTTTAACAAAAGAGTGGGCGGATATGGTTTTATTCTGCAACTATAAAACGATGTCTGTTGCCTCGGATGACAAAGGAAAAAAATTCAAAGCCCAAGGCGGAAAGCGTGTCATGCATACGACCCATCATCCGGCTTGGGACGCAAAAAACCGTTTTGGTTTGCCGGATGAATTGGATATGGGGTTTGCAGGAATTGCACACATTTTCGCGTCTCAGCAAGCGCCACAGGTAAAGGAACAGCCAATTGCAAATACACCAGCAGCGGTTGAAACGCCTGTAAACAAATCAGAAACTGTTCAAGAAACGCAACCAGTAACAACGGCACCAAATTTTGATCGAGAACCAGACGATTATGCAGAAATCCCACAACAGCTTGTTGACTTAATGAAAGCAAACAACGTAATTCCGGCAGAAATTATGGCTGCGACAGAATCAAAAGGGTACTATCCGACAGGCACACCGATCCAAAACTATGATCCGGGATACATTGATGGCGTATTAGTTGCTGCATGGCCACAAGTATTTACTATGATTCAAGAAATTCGAAAAAACCAAAAATTTTAGGAGGAACGATCAATGACACAACAATTTCAACAAGAACGAGAATTAGGCTGGGATGACACGATTGTCCAAGACAGTGAGTTTGTTTTATTAGAACCGGGCGAATACTGGTTTACAGTAGAAAAGTTTGAACGAGCACGTCATACACCAAATCCAAATTCCAGAAGTCAAAATCCACTACCACCGTGCAATAAAGCAATTTTGACACTAAAAATTGAGACTCGAACAGGAGAAACCAAAACTGTAAAACATAACTTGTTTTTACACTCACGAACTGAAGGAATGGTTTCAGCATTTTTTGGGGCTATCGGACAAAAGAAACATGGAGAACAGTTGCAAATGAATTGGCAATCAGTCGTTGGATCAACTGGTGTGACCTCTATTAAAAAAGAGATGGGTAGCAATGGCAATGAATATAATTCTACCGGTTACATGATTTATTCCGAAGATGTGGATCCAACAAAGCAATTAAATGATCGACCAGGATCAGCACAATCAGCTTATCAACAACCACAATCAAGCTACCAAGCACAGCCATCAGCGAATACTAACCAGCAACCAGCACAAAATTTTAATCAACCACCGGTAACGAACCAACCGCAACAGGGTTACCAACCAGGGGCATTTTAGGAGGAATAAAATATGTTAAAAGAAATCAATCTTCAACTTTCACTATTAGCAGAAGGCGCCATCCAAGAAAAATTGGATGGTGAACTTCAAAAGATTTTTAGTAACATCCATGATCCAAATACTTCTGCAACAGCCAAACGAGTAACAACTATCAAACTGGAATTTAAACCAGATGAGAACCGTCAAGTAGTTACTGTATCAAGCGACTTCACTACTAAACTAGCTCCGGTAGAAGGGGTATCTACTACAGTATTAACTGGTCGAGATATCAATACAGGAAAAGTAGAAGCAAAAGAATTAAAATCATCCGTTCCAGGTCAAACTTACATTGACCCAGAAGATGGCCAAGTAAAAACAGATACAGGTGAGCCAGTGGATGTCATCGAAAAAGAAGAAGCAAAACAACAACAAATTATCGATTTACAAAAGAAAAGAGGATAAATAAATGACAATGACAAAAGAAGCAATTCAATATTTGATGGAACAAGGAATTAAACCAGACGATCGATTAGTAAATTTTGCTGAGGATCGTTGGTTAGTTTTTAACAATGAAGGCGATGCACGAGAAATTTTACCTAAAGTTTTTAATGCAAAAGAAACAATGGTGATCAATACACTATCAGGTTTTGTTAACTACGTGAAATCTAATCTTGATCGAGAAAGAAACAAGCTAATCATCCATGTAAAAAATGAAGCGCAAGTGTTCTTGAAAGGTTTGTTAGAAGAGGATGGAAGTCGAGAAACCTTAGCTGAAGCAAGAGCGATTATTCCTAGTTTTAACTTTGATTGTTTCATGGGAATGGAAGAATTCAATATTGCACTTCAATCGAAGTTTGTGCCAAATGAGCATCGAGAAATTTTGTTACAAGTAGTTGGAAACGTATCTGAAGAAAATGTAAAAAATGTTGGTGATGACGGTATTAGCCAAGCAGTAACAATCAATCAGGGAGTTGCTACTAAAGTAGATGTAAAAGTTCCTAATCCAGTTGAGTTAGCCCCGTACCGCACATTCTTAGAAGTAGATCAACCAGAAAGCCAATTTATTTTCCGCATGAAAGATGGTCCACGTGGAGCAATTTTTGAAGCAGATGGTGGTGCTTGGAGAAATCAAGCAATCGTGAATATCCGAGAATATTTATATGAGCAGTTGGAAGAAGAAATCAACATGAAGCGCATCACGATTTTAGCTTAGGAGAAGAATATTGATACTCAAACAAGCTCACTTTACACAAGAATTTAGTGAACATATTGATTGGATTATTGAAGAATTAAAAAAAGATAGCACTAAAAATTGCTATCTGGAATTAGATTGGTTTGATGAACCAACAATAATTGATATAAAAATGGCAGAAAAAATTATAAATGCTATCCACCGAGGCCTTTACTCACAAAATGACCAATGAAAGCTGAAATTATATTGGTAATAATAAAAGCGATTGGCACAAAGTATGGCTTTTCTTTGGATCTGTACCAATATGCCCGTAGAGATGCTCCATACAAATCTTTTTCTGAAGTATTAGTCTTAAGAGTTTTATCTATAGCCATATTCACCATTTGTGTAAACATACGGACTTTACTAGATGTAGACATACTTAATTCGTAGTATTTTCCGTCTTCAAAAGCTTGAGCCTCAGCAGCACCAGTAAGGTATTGTTTGGGTTCTAACTTATTTTTAATCATAAGATGGTCCATTTTTTTATCTTCGATGTAATCTGGTCCATAAAGTTCTTTGAATAGAGAAGCAATATTGATTTGTTGATTGTCCGAAAGTAAGAAAGGATGCCCACCCAATACCTGATAACGGTGTTCTAGTGCTTTAAAACCAAAAATCGAATCTCTCATATTCCAATGCAACCAAGTCTTATTATGATTATTTCTTAAAAAGTCGAAGTATTCATCTAACATCTTTTTTTCAATTTCGTTGTATTGATTAACAATTTCGTCAAAAGGTATTCCCATTTCTTCAGCAGATTTATAAATTGCGAATAACTCTGTTTGACCAAATTCGAGATTTTCGACTGCAATTGATGTTATCCTTGGACTTTTTCCACCAAGTGCAAAAAAACTCTCGCTTGAATAATGAATAACCAAATATTTAGACTTTTCTTTGTCTATTTCTTTTAAAGTATCTAAACCTTTCAATCTATCAGTAATACGACTCATTATAATCCTCCATTTTTTATCTCATTATATATCTAAAGAAAGGGATGTGCTATGAAATTAAGACCTTACCAAAAAGAAGCTCGCAGTTCAATCCAGAAGGAATGGAAAGAAGGAAAGAAAAGAACCTTGTTAGTATTGCCTACTGGATGCGGAAAAACAATTGTATTCAGTAAGGTTATCGAAGATCGGGTGAGAATGGGCGAGCGTGTGCTCGTCCTTGCCCATCGGGGAGAATTACTGGATCAAGCTTCTGACAAATTAGAGAAGTCGACTGGGCTAAAAACAGCTGTTGAAAAAGCAGAAAAAACCAGCCTTGGAAGTTTCTTCCGGGTCGTGGTGGGATCCATTCAAAGTATGCAACGGGAGAAGCGACTAAGTCAGTTTCCACCTAATTACTTTGATACGATCATCATCGATGAAGCCCATCATTGTATTAGCGATGGCTATCAAAGAGTACTGAGCCATTTCGAGGATTCAAATGTATTAGGGGTTACAGCTACGCCGGATCGTGGCGATATGCGAAATCTCGGTGCATATTTCGAGTCCTTAGCTTATGAATACACATTACCAGCAGCAATCAAAGAAGGCTTTTTGTCACCAATCAAAGCACTAACTATTCCTCTTAAGTTAGATCTTACTGCAGTGAAACAACAAACCGGGGATTTTTCTTCAAGAGATTTAGGAACGGCATTGGATCCCTATCTTTATCAAATCGCTGATGAGATGGTCAAGCACTGTTCAAACAGAAAAACAGTGGTATTTCTACCATTAGTCAAAACAAGCAAAAAATTCCGAGATATCTTAAATGAGCGTGGGTTCCGTGCAGGAGAAGTTAACGGTGATTCAAAAGATCGTGTGGAAGTTTTGGAAGACTTTGAGAATGACAAATACAATGTCCTTTGTAATTCGATGTTGTTAACAGAAGGGTGGGATTGCCCATCGGTTGATTGTATTGTGGTTTTACGTCCGACAAAGGTTCGATCACTCTACAGCCAAATGGTGGGCCGAGGAACTCGCCTACACGAAGGCAAAGAAGAACTGTTGTTGCTAGACTTTCTTTGGCACACGGAACGGCATGAGCTTTGTCATCCAGCGCATTTGATCGCTTCAAGTGATGAAGTTGCTCAGAAGATGACTGAAAATATTGAAGATGCTGGCGAGCAAGGATTGGCTTTGGATCTGGAAGAAGCAGAAGTGCAAGCTGAAAAAGATGTCATTGCCGAACGAGAAGAGGCTCTGGCTAAACAGCTATCAGAAATGAGGCGGCGCAAACAGAAGCTTGTAGATCCACTACAGTTTGAGATGTCAATCCAAGCTGAGGATCTTACTAGCTATGTGCCATCCTTTGGGTGGGAAATGGGACCACCTTCCGATCAACAAATTAATGCGTTGGAAAAATTAGGTATTCTTCCGGAAGCAATCGAGAATGCCGGAAAAGCCAGTCTAATGCTCGATCGTTTACAAAAACGAAAAGAAGCAGGTTTGGCAACACCGAAACAAATCAGACAATTGGAACAACGTGGCTTTATGAATGTGGGTACGTGGTCTTTTGATGCCGCAAAAAGCATGATTGGTCGAATTGCTTCAAATGGTTGGCGTACGCCTAATACTGTCGATCCTAAAACATATACGCCTGAATTAGTCCAGTAAAGACAGACACAGGAGGGATAACTAGTGGAAAAAGCTTTTGGTTATAGTCAAATGAAATTCAACTACATTACTGATTATGTTAACAGTATTGCAGAAAGCGCAGTACAGATGGAAATGGCATGGCAAAACAGGAAAAATTTTAAAGAGGATATTGACATTGAGCAGTGGTTAATAAGACAGGCAGAGAGTATTGATCAAGCGATGAAGGAATTATCTGTTTATCTTGAGCCAGTAAGTTCCTTTTATGAGAGTGAACAGGAGGAAGTGTGATGGCTAGAAAATCAAAGAACAGATATAGATTAACCGTTGGAGGTCTAAAAGTTGAGCTTTCACTATGGACTGGTTTCACGGATACGGCAAGTGATCTAGAAATTGCAAAAGCTATCTTACATCACATGAGGTTTTATTCTGTTTATGAATCAGTTTCTAATGGTGCTGATTTTGATTTAAAAATGATTAGAGCTTCAAAATCTAAAACATTTATTCAGTCGTAAAAAATAATTTAAGGAGCAGCATATGGAAAGCAAACTAGATTTAACTGAGTTATTAGAATACGTTGACCCGACAATGCTGAGTTATCAAGAATGGGTCAACGTGGGAATGGCTCTCAAGCATGAAGGATATACAGCTCTTGATTGGGATCAATGGAGTCAAAAAGATTCTGAACGCTATCATTCCGGAGAATGTTTCAAGAAATGGGATAGTTTTGAGGGAACCAACCAACCAGTCACTGGTGCAACAATCACACAGTTGGCCAAAGATT